TACGGTTGTATCATATCTTTGTGGATATTGTGGATGTTGGCATTTAGGAAGAGATATGGATGATAGAGCATGGCGTATTGCAATGAGCTTACCAGAAAAAATAATAGAAAAAATAAATAAGGTGAATATATGAAAATACGTTTAGATTTTGTAACGAATAGTAGTAGTACATGTTATGTATGTGAAATAAGTGGAGAAAGAGAATCTGGAAGAGATATGAGTCGTCAGGAATTAGGATTTATGGTATGTGAAAAAGGTCATCAATTTCTTCCGAAATATGCCATTATAAATGAAGATGTAATAAAAAGGCATTAGAAAAAAAATTGGAGGATTATAATTTGAAAGGTTATGGAAGTGATGAAGATGCTTGTGAAGTAATACAACACGTACGAGAAATGATAGAAGAACTTCCTGGAAGCATTCAATATATAATTGAAGAGGATCCTTTTGGATGTGGAGTTCCTTCAGAAATGTGTCCGATTTGTCAGATGAAATATATCTCTGAAAGTAATATGTTGAAATTCTTATTGAAGAATTTTGAATCAACTACAATGGATGTCGTAGGTTCTATGAAAAAAAGATATAGTTCTTATGATGAAATGGTTAAAGATCTTAAAGAGGGATAAAATGGATTTTAAAGAAGTTAAAGAACAATTGCAAGAAAACTTTAAAGAGATATCTGAAGATGTCGATCATCTCTTTGAAGTTGAAGTAGACAAAGATGAGTTGTGGAATCTCTATCTCGACAGCTTTCCGCAGGGTACTAATGAGATTCTTCGAGAAAAACGAGAATTCGATTGTAATAACTGCAAAAGTTTCATTCGGCATTTTGGTCATGTGGTTGTAATCAAAGACAACGAAGTTAAGAGTATCTGGGATTTTGACCCACAGGATTCAACATATACTCCAGTAATGAAAGCATTAAGTGAATATGTGCATTCTAAACCTATTGTGAATGTATACCTTAGCGATGAACAAAAAATTGGAACTGATTTCAATTATGAAATGAAGAATACTGAAAAAGTCGCAGTATGGCATCACTTCTTTATTTCACTCCCATCAAAGTTTGTTAATTATAGTAGTAAATCAATTGATACTATCAAAGGGGAATTAAAATCTAATAGAAATACATTTGAACGTTCACTTAAAGAATTAACAATAGATAGTGTAGATACTGTCTTAGAACTTATATCACAAAATTCTCTTTACAAAGGTGAAGAATGGAAAGTTCCACTTGAGCAATTCCTTGAATACAAAAAAGGATATGCTGATATAACTATGATATATCCTGATGAATATGTCTGGGAAAAATCATTGGAAGCTGGAGTTGTTATAAGTAAAATAAGAAATCATAGTATTGGTACATTACTTGTAAATATAAGTGAAGGGATGGAATTAGACCTTGCAGTTAGGAAATACGAACAAATAGTTGCACCAACAAACTATAAAAGACCAAAAGCAATCTTTACAGCAAAGATGCTAGAAAAAGCTAAAAATACAATAACTGACCTAGGGTACATTGACTCATTACCAAGAAGATTTGCAACTTTGAATGATATGACTGTTAATAACACTCTATATAGTAACAAAGATTCTGCAAAACGAATGAGTGGAGTGTTCGAAGAAATGGCTGAAGAAATTGCTGTTGATCCGAAACGATTCACAAGGGTTGAAGAAATATCAATTAAAGATTTTATTGAGAATGTCTTACCAAAAGCAAGAGAACTTGAAGTCCTTGTAGAGAATAAACACACAAATAATTTGGTTTCACTAATTACTGCACAAAATGAAGATGCACCAAGTATGTTCAAATGGAATAATACAAAAAGTTGGTCATACAAAAATAATATAACTGACAGTATGAAAGAGCGTGTTAAATCTGCTGGTGGTAATGTTGAAGGAGATCTAAGATTCTCAATCTCATGGAACGATATGGAAGAATGGGATAAAAACGATCTTGATGCACATTGCAAAGAACCAGATGGGAATTTAATTTACTATGCTAGGAAAATGAGTAGGCAAACGAAAGGTGTACTTGATGTCGATATTCAAACACCAGGGCAAGGAGAACCCGCTGTTGAGAATATAACTTGGGCAAATAGAAGAACAATGGAAGAAGGAGTTTACAAATTCATGGTTTATCAATTCTTGAATCGTGGAGGCAAAAGTGGATTTAGAGCAGAGATAGAATATGATGGTCAAATATTTGAATTTGAATACAATAAAGAGTTAAAACAAAAAGAAACAATACCAGTTGCAGAGATTACTTACAGTAAAGCAAATGGATTCTCAATTAAAGAACAAATTCCATCAAGTGTGGCAACAAGAAATGTATGGGGATTAAAGACGAATAATTTCGTTCCTGTGTCGGTTGTTATGTACTCCCCGAATTACTGGGATGAACAGACTGGAATTGGTAATAGACATGTCTTCTTTATGTTGAAAGGTTGTGTTAATGACGAGAAGCCTAATGGATTCTACAATGAATTTTTGAGCAACGAGTTACTCGAACATAGAAAAGTATTAGAGGCTCTTGGAAGCAAAATGGCAGTTGAAAATGTTGATGATCAACTTTCAGGATTAGGTTTTTCAACAACACAAAGAAACGAAATATATATAAGGGTGAAAGGACAAACAGAAAGAGTGGTAAAGGTAAAAGTATGAAAACAAATGAAGAAATAAAAGCAAACCCCACAGATACTGAACGGTTATTAGTTGCATTAAATGAGGGTGAAATAACTTGGTCAGATGTTGATGGAGCTACTCTTCATCTTTTAGATGAAACAATAGAAGGACAAAAATATATAGTAGATTTGGGTGTAGAAATTGAAGAAAAAACATATTTATGGAGAATAATGGGAGAGATAAAAAATGTTTGAAGAAGCAACAAGAAAAAAATACAGATTTGATTACAGAGGAGCACTTGATGTAGAAGATCTATGGGACTTAAAAGTCACAGACCTTGATACAATATATAAAGGTTTGAAATCCAACCAAAAAGAAGCTACTGAAGATAGTTTACTCAACACAAGATCAACTGCGGATGTAGTTCTAGATGATAAGATTGCAATTGTTACACATATAGTACATGTTAAACAAGAAGAGAAAAACGCAAGATTAGAAGCAAAAGAACGCAAAGAACAAAAACAAGAATTACTTGGTATACTCAAAGAAAAACAAAATGAAGAACTAAGAAACAAATCCCCAGAGGAATTGAAAAAAATAATAGAGGAACTATAATGTTAGGAAGAAAAACAAAATATGAGAAAGTATTTGCACATGGCGATAAAGTTAAATGTAAAGTAACTAAATTCCAAGGTACAGTTACTGCACACTCAGATTATATGAATGGATGTGACCACTATCATGTTCAACCAGAAGTAACTGAAGCTGGAGCATTCCAAGAGGGAGATCAATGATTATATTTGTCATTTAATAATCGGAAAGGAAGGGACAGTAATATGATAAGTTTTAAAGTGATGGATCAACCAAAAGAAAATGATTGGGTAGAAGATAATTGTTGGGTCATAATAGATATTAATGGAATAATAAATGAAGTTATAGAAGTTCCATTCAATGATAAAGATCCTACTAAATTTAATAAAGATATAGCAAGAGCTTTCGCAGAAGATCTTTGTGATTTTGAAAATGACAAATATTATGACAAAGAAATTAATAAAGAATGGCCGAAAATTGACAGAAGAGCAAGAATTAAATATCTTCAAGAACAAATAACAATATTAAGGTATAAAAGAAATATAAAGTGGAATGCACATGGAAATGGTGTAGAAGAGGGTTTAGGATGATTCAAAGGATTAAATGCTTTTTCGGAAGACATCAAATTGATAACTTAGGTGGTGGTTCTTGGAACTATTGTATTAATTGTGGGAAAGTATGGCAAGAATCGTATGTTGTTCCTGGGTATCTTATTTACCGAGGACGTTTAAAAGACAAACATAAGCAAGGAAATAGATATTACTGGAATTAGATCGGGTAGTGTAGTCCGGTAACACACTTCGTCGAAGCCGAAAAGCTCGGTAGCTACTTCGTCGATGAATCGTCGGTTCAACTCCGACCCCTTTCATTTGCATGAGCAAGCTAGAGGAGCAGTGGGTTCAAGTCCCACCTTGTGCATTTCAATGAAGCGGAGAATAGTGCGTAATGTTCGATGTAGAGGGACGGTACGACGGAGCCGATAGACTTTGCGATAGGAGAGGAATACCTGTCGCTGATCCGTAACTAATGGAAGTTATTCAAGATAGCAAAGAGGCATCCAAGGGGATGTGTATTCTATCCTGACACCAAGCCCGAAGGGACAATCCTAGGTCGGTTCGAACGGTATGAACTTGTCAGTTGAACGATAAATACTTGGTAGGTGCAAGTCCTACACTTCCAATTTCACAGTTTGTATGTTTCAAAGTGAAACACAATGACTATCAGATCTCAATACTCTGGTGCAAGGGATATACTGATACGAGCGTTAAGTCCCAGTAACGAAACACGATCGAATAGCGAAACATTCAGAAGGCACTTGCGAGAAGCCAGTTTTGATTCTGGTGGATGACTCGACGAGTAAAGGGAGCAAAACCCCCTCTGCGTAACGTGGACGTACGGTATAAATATCCACGCTCCTGCTTTCTTTAAAATAAGAGGTGAAATATATGCAACAAAATAATTTAGAGGGAATCTTAAATCCCGATGCAAAAACTTTAATTGAGAAATATCCTGATGCAAGATGGCTCTATAATCAATTAAATGGAGTTTATGCAGACTATGAAACTTTGTTTGTGATTCAAAATATAGAATATGGACATCAATTGATTGTTCCAAATACACATTTACCCAATCATAGAAAAGCTTGGAGGATATTAGAAAAAGTTGAATCGAAATATCATGATATACATTATAAGAAGGTGATGTGGTAATGTTCGTGGAAATATATCAGGCAGCAATATCTCCAACAGGTGAGGGTTGGTTAGATATTAAATTCATCTATAATGCAAAGATAGTTAATATAATGAGAAGTATGAAAAAGAAGAGGTTTGATCGTTCCAGAAAAGTCTGGAGCATACCATCCACATTATTTACTGAGTTAATTACAAAATTAGATTGGGAAAAGGTTAAATATTTCGATTACAGAGAACAAGGAAAAACAGAACTTAAAATGGCTGTGAATATTAAAACCGATGGATTTACTACAACATTTGGTGATCTCATTAGTCGACCTGAGATGTCGAGACTATGGTACTTAAAAAGACCACGTGATGGATACCGTGTCGCTGAGTTGTTGAATCAGGATGGATACAATGTCGAAGTGTATGATGAAGTCGAATCTGTTAGTCTTTCGATGAGTCGTCCCTCTGTCGAACTTTATGATTTCCAGAATGAAGCTATGGATTTCTTGCGAAAGAACAATTATAATGGTTTAATTGCTCTGGATATGGGACTTGGCAAGACGATCGTTGCTTGTCAAGCAATCTATGAAATAGGAAATGGGCCGATTTTAATCGTCGCTCCGTCGTCGCTACTCTACCAATGGTCTGGCGAATTAAATAAGCACTATGGCTATGACAGAGCATTTGTACTTACTTCCAAAGTTCCTACCAAAGATAGGCAGGAAGTTGTGGATTCATACGACATAATCATAACAAATTATGAATTGTTATTAACGTTCAAAATAAAACGACAGTTCGAACTTATGATATTAGATGAAGTACATCGAACTCGCCATTGGCAGACTAAGACATCGAAAGCTGTGGCTAACATAGCTGCACGAAGAGTCATTGGATTGTCAGGAACACCGATTACAAATAAACTTGAAGACTTATACAATGTAGCTGACCAGATTAAACCAGCGTACTTTGGAACAATGAGGGAGTTCAAAAGAAAATATATAATCCAAGATGGATTTAAACGAAGTTATAAAAATCTCGATGAAGTGTACGCAAAATTAAATGGATTAATGTTCAGAAAACGAAAAGATGAGGTATCCTTACAACTGCCGAAAATTATAGAACAGTGTGTTCAAGTGGTGCTTAGTGGAGCGGAAGTTACAGCATATACAGAAATGTTAAAGAAGCAAAAACATATTCTCGCAGCTATTTCAAATGCGAAGGTATTTGCAGTTTCATCAGCTCTTCGAATGGATATAGATGTTTCTTCGAAAGAACGAGAATTGATGAATATTCTTGAAGAAATGAGTGGAAGAACTATAGTATTCACAGAGTCTAAAGCAGAAGTTAAAAGATTAAGTGAATTGTTGAAAGAAAAAGAGGTATTTGCCCTACATGGAGATGTCTCAAAACAGAAAAGAGAAGATGTAAAAAAACTGTTTAAGGACTCCGATGATGGAATCTTGTTAATGACCGAGATAGGTACAGAAGGATTGAACTTACAATATACAGGGAACTTAGTAAACTTTAGTTTACCATGGACAGATACAGCACTTCAACAGAGAAACAGTAGAATTCATAGAGATGGAAGCGACTTTGATAAAGTACATATAGTTAATATGACATCAAAAGGTACAATCGATGATCATGTAATGGATGTAATAAAAACCAAGAAAGGATTAACAGATAGAGTAGTTAATGGTATTCCTGAAGAAGTGGTTGCAAAGATGAGAGATGACCTATTTAGATTAGGTATAACAGTACAAAAAGATGGAACGTTGGTGCAAGGATGAATGAAATAGATTGGGAAAAATATTATAGAGGAACATGGGATAATCATAAATACCCAAATGGAAATAAAGATTTATTAAATGTTCAGGATATAACAAGATTTTTTACGGAAGATTGGGATAAAATCTCTAAAGAAGCATTAAGTAGAATGTTAAGTCATGATGATCTTGTAGAATTATGTTGGTTATTAGGAAAAGATCGTCAGGAACTTAAAAAAGAATTACGTAATATCCTTGATAAAAATGTGATTCCAATGTTTAGGAGGTATGATTAATGGATAGTGAATATATTACAATGTGTAAAGAAGCTAAAGAAATTCAAGATGTCTGGCTTTCGCATATGGGTAGTCCATATGATAAAGTGATTCATATAGAGAATTATAAAGTCATGGCAGAAGTTCCTCACGATAATATGACTTTTGCTATAATTCCATATACTCCTGAAATATATAGGAGTTCTGAATTAAGTGATTATGTATGGTTGCCAAGAGCAGAAGATCTTCAGAGAATAGCGAGTGAATTATTATCCCTGAATATGGAAGATTTAAGTTCTGATTATTATGAATTTTTATATGATCCATCGACTCTTATAACCGGATGGTTAGAATATGTCATGCTCAAATGTTTTAATAAAACATGGCAATGGGTGGATAGAATATGGGTGGAAATATGAATTATTGGGCTTGGGATGGAAATAACCATGTTCTAATTGATTCTATCTTATTTCAACGTTTATTTAAAGTTTCAATTTCAACTTGGAAAAATAGGATTAATTATCAAGAAAGGATAAATGAAATACGAAATGGTAGTCAAATATGGGTCAAATAAATATAAAAGAGGTAGATGATTAACATGTATGTAATACCGACAAGCAAATTAGAAAAGACTATTAAAAAAAGTGGAACACCTGAAGGGGTATTAGATGGATTATTAGAATGTGTATCTGCTTTAAAATGCCAAGAAAGAATAGAGTTGGAAAAAATCATTAAAGAATTAAAAATATCAGATGGCGAAAAATGGGCTGTTGGGTTTACCGAAGATATTAAAAAAGTTGAAATAAAAAGGGTTGGAATAGAATGGAATAACTATAGTGGGATAAAACCTTATTTAGAGGTTATAACAAATGATCCTATTAAAGGAGTTTCAACTCATATAGAAGTATTAGCTTCAGAAGTTCAAGATATACTGAAAGATGGAACAACCCATGTAATGATTAAAGAAACTAGAAGATTTCATAAAGAATTTGTAAAAGCGGTGTGATTAACATGGTTCAAACTCAATATAAGGTTCGAATCCAAACTATTCCCTATCTTTGTATGCCTTCGGAATATCCCGAAGAAATTGATGTAGAATTTCATTGTAGTCCAGATTCATATGATGAGATAATGAAAATAATAAAAAAAGAAATGCCAAGTTTAAGTGATAAAAATGGCTAACGGATATGATGGAAGAATTCATTATTATGATACTGATATTATTTGGATCGAACCCAAAATATATCATTTTTATTATGAACCAGAAAAAGAGCCTGTTAGACGAGGATTGACAAACAAGAAATATCTTGAGATGACCAGGATGCGATAAAATGAGTTTATTTGATAAATGGTTAAATTTGAAATGCAAATTTAGTGGGCATATTATGTCAGAGATAGAAGATCATCATGGTTTTGTTAAGAAATTTCAATGCATACGATGTGAGAAATATTTTGCAGGAGTTACTTTTCGAGAACAAGGACGTAAATATTTTAGGTATATGGAATGGGATGCTGAATGGCAACATGAAGCTAAACAGATGGATAGAATGTTTGAGAAATTTGGTGAGTAAAATGGATGAAGTAGAAGCAAGATTTTTTGTAAATCTAGAGATTCAAAAAGCTACAAATAGAGAAATTGATTATAGTAAATTAATGAGTACAGAGAGGTTGCTTGCCCGAATGATTGTTGATGATGCAATTCATAATTATTTTGATACATTTGAAATAAGTTATGATCATTATTCTGTGGAAGATGTAAAAGAAGCTGGATTTTTGGTTAATAAATTAAGACAAGCTAGAAAAATATTACTGGAGGATTAAAATGATAAAACCATATCCTTATGAGGCATATCGACAAGCATATAATATGATGGTTCGAGAAGCTGTTAAAATGTTTGATTTATATGAGGGGGATAAATTTACAATTGGATTTAACGTTAATGCTCCTCATCAGTTATTGTTCTTACAAGATGGTAACTGGCATCCAACAATTCGAATATATGAAGACGATGATAAATTCGAATATTTCTGGGAAATGGCATATACCGCAGAACCTGCTTATGGATGTTATTTAAGTCTTAGGAAAGGAGACAGTTATTTTACTGAATTCCACGGAGAACGTTGTTACGCAAAGAACAGATATTATGAATTTATGCCAGTATTTATGTTGGAAAATGAAGGAGATTAAACATGGCAAGATTAAGAATAATTGAATCCTATGTAATTGATTATGATGCAGAATATGAAGAGTTTGATTTTATGGAGGATGCTAAGAAAGAATTAAAGAAATATTATGATGATAATGACATGAGTGAAGAATTTCCAGATCAATGCATTGTTAGTCCTGAAAACAATTGTAGACATGATAAATGTATATTTGGAGATACTTGTGAAGGAAATATGGATAATTGGTAATTAGATCGTTAAACGGTTGTTTAACGAAGTAGGAGAATAAAATGAATAATGACTATGTATATATGTGTCAAAAGGCTATAGAGATCCAAGATTTATGGTCTCCTAAAAGTGGGGATTTATATCATTATAAAGGTTGTTTTAATACCATGAGGCCAAATATGTTTGGTTCAGATATCAATGATGGTATAATTAGTTGGGATAAAGATAAGAATATAACAGGGGTGGATTATAAAAAAGATAAATTCTGGATGCCAAGGCAAGAAGACCTCCAAAAACTAAGAGAAGAACAATATGGACATACTCCTTATGCAGTTTATAAATCATTTTTAATGTTTTGGGAAGATAAATTTACATGGGATAAAAATATGTATGATGGATTTATTACTCCTGCTACTCCTATAACAAATGTATGGCTTATGTATATTATGTATAAATTATTTAACAAAAAATGGGATGAAGAAAAAGAGAAATGGGTGATTATAGAATGAAAAGAACCGTAGATGGAATTATCTACAGAGTACATAAATTAGTTAAAAATGAAATTTGGAGGGATTAATATTAAGCAAGCAATTATAATTCGAAGAGATTTAAAGATGTCATGGGGTAAAATAGCAGGACAATGTTGTCATGCAAGTATAAGAGCATTTATGGGATCAGAAAAAGAAGATATAGAGAAATGGTTGAAAGAAGGGGAAACAAAAGTCATGTTAAAGGTATATTCAAAAGAAGAATTAAAAGAAACTATGAAAAAATTCATAGAAAGTGGACTTAATAATGTTCAACCAGTTCATGATGCAGGTAAAACTCAAATACCCGAAGGAGCATTAACAGCTATCGGTATAGGGCCTTATGAAGATGAATTGATCGATGAAATAACGAGTGAGTTGAAGTTATTATGAGAGAATTTGTTAGTCATTCATTTTTTGGTGAAATTATAAGAATTAGGGTATCTGATCAAATGGAAGAGGAGATTAAAGAGACACAAGAAAAATTAAAATCATTGACAGATAATGATTATCGAATAACAGCTGAAAAAAGATATACAGATTATGATTCAATGAAAGAATGTTATCCTATTTTAGTTATTACTCCTGATAAATATGAATTTATCGAAGATTGTTATGATGGGCCGAATTCTCTTGGACCTGATATTGGATATATTGGATATATGATGTTAGGTCATTTAAGTGATACATATCATCGAAAATATTGGAGACCCCAAACTTCTAGAGAAAAGAGTGAGTATATTAAATTTTTAACAGGAAAAGAACGTCTTGAATGTATAGCTGAAAATATAAGGTGATAAGATGGATGTTGATGAACGAATAAATGAACATAACCAAGAAAAATTTGGAGATTGGATTCAGAAAGAAAAAATAACTTTTAAAGTTACAAATAATATTACCAAGAAAACAATCAATGTTACTCTTGAAGGTGATTTTATTACATGCAAAAATTGTAGAGATAAAATATTGAGTGGTGGTTTTACTTGGAACCAAGGAAATCTTCAAAGAAAAGAAATTGGGTGATGCAATATGAATGAAATCAAATATCGTGCCTGGAGCAAAAAGGATAAAAAGATGTTCTCATGGGAATCAATAGAAAGGACTAAAATCTTCGCAATTGAACCCAAACTAGATCCTTGTAAATTTATTTTACTGCCAACTGACGAAAATATTGAATTAATGTTATATACTGGTAAAGAAGATGATTTTGGTATAGAAATTTATGAGGGAGATATTATTGAATATAATTGGTCAGATGAACAAGATGGAGGGCATGAAATTTCACCTGTTGAATGGAGTCTTGCTTGTACAGGATTTTATCCCTTTATTAATGAAATTAGATGGAGATATGATCTTGAAAACGTAAAAATTATCGGAAATATTTATGAGCATCCAGAACTTGTTCGAAAGATTTAAATAGACTAAAGGCTAACCAATAATTAGGTGAAAAGATGTTTGGTTTTATGATAGTACCAGAAGATGATCAAAGAGAAAAAATGATTCAAAATATGCAAGAAGAAATGAGTAGACTTCGTATTAAAATGAATATTATTTTTTTGTGGTGCGGTGGTAAGTCCATAGTGAAACTTAGTCCTTGAAATTTGATAAAACTGGGTTATAGGAATGTATTATGGGACACGGTAAGGAATGGGTTTTGATTCCCATGACCACAATTACTATTTTTTCTTTTGGGTGAGGCCGATGCGTCTTCTAAGAAGAACAAAGAAGGCTTTTATGGGAACACGAATTTCCGTGGAAGAATATGATGAAGCCAAAAAATTATTGCAAAAAATAGAAGAAATCTTACCAATATGCAGGGATAAGGTGAAAAGATGAATAATGATTTAAGTATAATTAAAATTCAAAGAAATATAGAAATTATTGATGGAGAGGAAAGATGGAATAGATTGGAATATGTAAAAGATCATAAATGGTGTTGTGAAGCATTACAAAAATCTGATTTTACTATAGATCAGTCTGGTAAATTTGGCGATCCTCAATATAAATATTGTTGTGGAGAAGATGAATTCGATTATACAGAAGAGATCAAGAATTGTCCATATTGTGGAAAAGAAATATTGGTACGAGAATTACCACCAATTAAGAAAATTGGAAAAAAAGAATGGGATGTATTAAATATCCGAGGATGTTTAGTTAAGAAAACAAATCCAAGGATTGTTTATGAAGATGGAACCATAGATGATATGAAGGGAAAAATGCATACTTGTGAAACTATAAAATTTGTACCAGATCAAGGGTTCGAACGAAAAGTATAAATAAGAGAAGATTCAGAGTATTCTTGTGAAAAGAGTTTTCAGAAATGGGAACTCTTGCCCTCACACATTTAAATAAGAGGTGAAGAAATGGATCTAGGAAGCTTAACAGAACCAGCACTATTTTGGAAATATGATATTTTAAATGAACAAGAATTTTTAGAAACAATAAATGAAGCAAGAGCGGAATATGGATTGGAAGAAGATCTCACGGAAATTCCAATTGCACTTGATAATTATATAATGGAGGATTAAAATGGCAGGAACGATAGATTATGACATAGCATATGCATTAAGAGAAACTGGAGAAGATGGTGAGAGTTTAACTGCATTAAAAGCAACTATCCAAGATAGATTAGATGATGGATGGACTATTATAGCTATTAATGAAAGTCTAACATCTAGTATGGATATACAACATATGGTGTGGTATTATAAATAGGTGATGAAATGTTTGTAAAAACAAAAGCCGAAGAAATAAAAAAAGAGATATATCAAGGTCTTGCAGAACAAATCGACGAAGCAACTTATGATACTTTGATTTCAACAATTAATTTTGAGAAAATATCACAAAATATTTGGCTTAATGTTATTGGGCCAATAAAGGAAGAACATGAAAGAGAAATAGAAGAAAAAGAACGAGAAATGAAAATATTACAAGATGAATTAGAAGATGAAGACGAAGGTGGAGAAGAATAACTCTTCTCTTTTCGTGAGGGCTAAAAATGACTGAAGTAAAATGGAATTCTATTAAAAAGTATATGGAAGAGAATAACTACGATTTTGACCAAAAAGAATGGGGTGAAATTCGTGAAAAAATTGGGTCTTTAAGAGGCGTAGAGCGTAATCGCATGCAGATGGATATAGCAAAACGTTTCGACGATGAGGAAAAGTTCAAAAAAATTAAGCAAATTCAATTTAAAAAGTCAAAATTGTCAGATATAGAGTTAGATAGTATGATTAAACTTCAAAGAAAAAAATATTTGGGGAGAGATAAAGATGTCTGAAATATTAGATTTATTTTTAACTATTTATCCTGATGTTGGAGAATACCCCATCCGCAAGGGTGGGGATGAATCCAACCACAAACATATAAATAGTGGTTTAACACATAATAAGAACTATGTTAAGGGCATATAAGTATCGAATGTATCCAACCAAAAACCAAAAAGAAATGATTAACAAACATTTCGGAGCTTGTCGATACGTATATAATTGGGGATTAGAACAGAAAATCCGAACATACAAAGAGAACGGAAAATCAATCAGCCGTTTTACTCTTAACAAAGAAATAACACTACTCAAACAAAGCGAATCATGGATTAAGGAAATCAACAGTCAATCATTACAGGGAGCTACACTAAACTTAGATAACGCATTCACAAAGTTTTTCAGAGAGAAAGGAGGATTTCCAAAGTTCAAATCAAAGAAAAACGGGGTACAATCATTCAATGTGCCACAGAATTATAAAGTTGATTTCGATAACAATGAAATATACCTTCCTAAGATAGGATGGATGAAAACAAAATTACACCGCAAATTCAAAGGTAAACAGCAAACAGCAACAATCTCTATGACAAATACTGGTAAATATTATATCAGTATTCTAATTGATGATGAACAATCCTTACCTAAGAATGTAAAATTCAATCAAAAAACCACTGTAGGATTGGATATGGGTTTAAACCATTTTCTGATAACTAGTAATGGTATTAAGGTTGATAATCCACGCCCACTTAAAACAGAACTACGTAAACTTAAACGTGAACAACGGAAGTTATCACGTAAACAGAAAGGTTCAAATAATCGTGAGAAACAAAGGTTAAAACTCAGTTGTATTCATGAACGAATACGAAACATACGTGAGGATTTCCAACATAAACTTAGTAAATCTATTGTATGTGAGAATCAAGCAATAGCAATAGAGAAACTGAACATTAACGGCATGATAAAAAATCATTACCTTGCACAGAGTATCAGTGATGTTGGCTGGGCAGGGTTCATGGATAAACTGAAATATAAATGTGAGTGGTATGGTAAAACATTACTCCAAATTGGACAGTTTGAACCATCCACTAAAATATGCAGCAATTGTGGACATCACAATCCTGATTTGAAATTACATCATAGAAAATGGGTTTGTCCAGTCTGTAGTGTAAATCATGATCGTGATATCAATGCTTCAATAAATATACGTGATTTTGCACTGGATAAACAGAATCTTATTAGTACCGTAGGAACTACGGAAATTAAAGCTTCTCAGAAAAAACCACAAAAGTGGATTCAATGAAAGAAGAACCCCCATCCGAAAGGGAGGGGCAGTTCACATCATAATCTTTTTAATTGCAATAGCGATAGGTGCATTAAATTTAATAGGTACTCTTTTTAGTATTGGATTTTTCATTTTAGGTTTACTTGAAATGAAAGATTATTTTAAAAATTATAAATAATTATTTTTTTTCTTCTATTCCCTGTTGTTGCATAATATATTGATCGATAGTGATAACGTTATTTGTAGCTTGACCATTTTCCATTCGATCAATATCTACTAAAATACCATGATAACTATCTATGGCATCATTCATAACTTTAAAGAGACCTTCATTATCATCTTCATATTTTATTCCTTTTCTAATTCTTATTCTTTGAACTACTGCTAGTTCATGCATCATATCAATAGGATTGATGCCTTCTTTATATAAAATCATTGCCTCTCGACGTTCTTCTTCTGTAAGTTTTGCTGTTATAGCGTCGATAAGATAAGAAGGAGCTGACCCTGGTTGTAAAGACGGATGTTTCCATTCACTCCCTTCTTTCGTTTCCATTGTAATGCTTCGAGTATAAGTAGGGTCTTTGTAGACTTTCATCTCATGAGCAAGTCGTTCTACGTCTTCAGTAGAAATTTTGAACTTTACAGCTACTTCTTTATTTGAATGCATAGGATACATATCTTTAAAAATAAGTCGTTCTTTAGCATTCAAGCTTTTATCAGTACGTACCCCTGAAATAGCTTCATTTTTCTGGAACTGTTCTTTAACTTGAACAGTTGACAGTTTTGTTTTATTAAGTTCCATTAAAAAAAAGAAGATGTTAGAGATTTATAAAGGTGTCGTTAAATCAAATTCTTCAATCTCTTTTATTGTTTTACAATTTATTAATTCTGTTTTTCTTGCTATTATTGCTACATATTTTTGCAATGTGACTCTTTTTAGAAATAAATTTTCTTTTTCTTGTTTTAAATCTTCTTTTTCAGTTCTATACGCAAGAGCAATAGCCCTATATCGACCAAGACTATTGACTTTTTCGGTCAAAACACGAGCAAATTTATTGTTTTTCTCATCAGGATCTACAAAAAATCGAATAGTTGTCTTCTTTTCTTCATTTAATTGAAATTCGTTTATTTCAATAAGTTCTTCTACAAGGCCAGAGGTTATAGTATAGCCTAGTTCCTCATAAGAACTTAAAACGTCAGGAATTAAGCCATTATCATATCCCTGTTTCACAAATTCGTAGTCTTCTTCCGTCGTTATTAAATCAAAATTTTGTTCTGTCATACATATACATTTTCTTTTATATGATATATAATTTGTGGTAGGTTACACCGAAACCTTTATATATGAAAAAAGTCAATGGTGGATTGGTGATTTCTTTTGAACGAAGATCAAATTATATTAGGAAGACTAAAAAATGAAATATTTAAAAACCAAACAGCTATTATAGATTTAGAAGAAGCATTTACAGATATTTTTATTGAAAAAGAATGCTCCTCTGCGATATCTGTAATAGCATTGGCCGTAACTGCAATTGAATTAATTGATGTTGCAAAAAAAGATGATTTAGAAAAAGGTAGAATGTTAGAAAAAATTTTTTCAAAGGCACTTAGATTATCAGATGAGGAGAAACAAGATGTCATATGTGGAATTTAAGAAAAGATATACAGAAATTACAGGATTAAAATCATTGAACAATGATGATATGAATCGTTTTATGTTTTTGGCTGCTTTAGGTGCATTATTACACAAAAGAGGAATAAAAGTAAGAAGAAGATCTAATATGCTTGATACAAGAATTCATATTTTAGTCATTCAAGCATCAAGAACAGGAAAGGGTGTTTCTCTTTCATTGATGAGAGAATTTTGTGAAGCTATGAAATGGCTTGATGAAGAAGATGAAGAAGAAACAATTAATTTTGTTCGGGAACTTCAGATCACAGATGCAGCTATTGTTGGAACAATAGATGGGAAAATTGCAGAAAGAAACAGAGCAAAAGGTATAGATCATCCAGATGATCCAGATTATAGAGAACCTGTTATTATAGGAGATTTAGGGCTTTATGATGTTGTTGCATTTTCAGAAGCAAAACAAATGTTTAAAGCAGGAGCTCATAACGAGGATTTACTTGAACTTATTCAATCCGCCGCAGATCAACCAGGATGGATTGATAAAAAACTTGCAGGCGAAAATAGGATTCGTTATATTTCTAACGCTACAATTGTAGGAACTACTTATTTCCTAGATGAATTTAAAGAATTATTATTGAAACAAGGAATTTTTCAACGTTTCTTAGTTATGGTTAGAGATTTGACTTTTGAGGAAAGAATGGCTCTTGATGAAATGATGATTGATGAACCAGATGCCAAACATGTATCTGAAAAATATTTAGAGAATCCTTCAGAATATGTATCCAAAGAATTAGCAATACTTGCTAGAGATATTGTACTTCAAGTTGGAATGTTTGATAAAGATATTGTTCTTTCACTTGATGATAGTGGAAGAAGAAAAATGAGAAGTCTTCATAAACAATTTAAAAATTATTTATCAGGTTTTAGTGGAATAGAATTAGAAATTTTAATGCCTTTTAGTAGTGCAATTATTGAATTATATATAAAATTAGGTGCAATTGCTGCTGTTTTAAATGGTAGTAAGACAATAGGAAAAAAAGAACTTAATGAAGTAAGAGATGAAGTTACGATTTACACGAAAAGTATTGTCGATAAGATATTAGCAAGTCTTTCAGCTGTCGATCAGAATAAAATACGGAAAACTATAAATACTATATTGAACGATAACAATAATAAGGGACGATCGGAGGAAGATTTAAAAAAGTTCGTGTTGAAAGAACTTGATGATGTGAATCCCAGAAGAGTTAATATGGTTTTAAAAGCAATGATACAGAACAAAGAAATAATAAAGGATAGTAAGAAAATTTTGAAATTGAATAAAAATGAGGGTTAAACAATGGTAGAAGATAAAATAATAGAACAGGGTAAAGCGACTATTGAAGTTCTTGCAAAAAAAGCAGATATGCCAAAAGAAGAGCTTAATAAATTGTATCAAAAAATTGAACTCGAATTAAAAGAACAGGGTAAAAAAGTTACTGAAGAAAGAGTTCTTGGAAGGATGCAGAAATTCTTAAAAAGGAAACTTGTTGGTACCTCAAACTTAGTAACCTTGCCAGGCTTCTTAATGGGAAGAACAACTGCTATGGATAGAGCAAAAAAACATATAAAACTTGCTAAAGATTATATTGAAAAATATGATGAAGCAACAGCTATACAAGATGGATATCTTAATGAAAAAGGTGAATATTTATACGTCGATGATAGATATAAAAAGGGAAAACCTGTTCCTGAACACGATTTTGAAGCAGATGGATATGGTATTATAGCAAAACAAATCAAAGTGGATGGAGAAGATGCTCTTGATATGAGGTATGCTGATATTAAATTAAGAGGAGAAGCTGCAATTGAACCAATCGAATTCTTTAAAGAATCTATGATGAGGCTTTATCCTGTTGAATGCACAGATGAAAACAGATATAAATTCTCTATGAGTTCACTTCCAAAAGATGTTGATAAAGATTATATCAATAAATTTGAAGATAAAATCGTACCTTTAATAAAAGCTGCATATCCTAGTAGGGTTGTTAAATCTCTGTCAAATGCAGAAAAAATGTTTAAAATACAGGAAGATGAAAATGTTTGGAATCCATGGTTACTCATATCTGGAGATGTATTTAAGATAAATATCAGTGATAAAGGTTGGAATATCGTAAGTATTGACGATTTATCTCTTGGGGTAGAAGAAAGTGATGATAAGATTGCAAGCTTAGCAGTATTATTTAATCCTCAAACAGTAATGGATTTAAATGTGGATGCTGACGATGCTTATTTCCTAGTAGGGCCAAGCAGAAATAAAGAAGATGGAAAAGTAGGTTACTTTGGTCTTGGATATTATGTCGATGAATTCGGAAGAGCAAAAAATGACAATGCAACTGAAGTACCTGATGTGACAAACCCATTCGGGAGCTGATTAGATGGGTATATTTAAAACACAAGAAGATTCAATCAAAGAAGAGGATAGAGCTTCGATCTTTGATCGTATTGAAGCTCAATTCAATACTCTTCCAGATATTCCTGACGACAAACCGAATCCTCTTTGTGTTCTTTTTACAGGGGAAATATCTACTGCTAAAAGTGGTGTTGCTACCGCTTATGTAGCTCAATTAAAAGATGGAGAGTGTATTGTATATGTAGACCTTGATGCAGGGGACATGGACAATATTCTGACCTATTGGAGAGAAGAGTATAAAGAAGGAAAGATTAAATATTTCTATCCTATTGTTTGGGCAGAAGATAGCACCCAACAACGCCAACATAAAATCAGCTACCAAGATTCAATGAATGAAATGAGAGCATTAGGTATGTGGGTAAATGAAAACCATGAAAAATATAATATTAAAGCTATTATTTTAGATGGTGTTTCAAAACTCAAATCTTATGCAGAATATCAGATGAAAAACGATAAGAATATGGATGTTGCAGGAGACCCTCAGCGTAAATATTGGAGAATCAGAAACGTCGATTTTCTCGAAATTCTTGAACTCTATAAAATCATTCCAATCGATACAATATTCATTGGTCGTGAAAATTTTAACAAAGCACCAGCAGATATGCAAGCGATTGATCGTGACACAAATGATCTTATCTCACAAAAAGTTGTCTTTAAAATGGATAAAATAGGAGATAAAGTAGTTTACACAGCAAAGATATTAAAATCTCGACACAGTATGGAAAACAGAGAAAGCGAAACTATTTTTGCACAAGTGAATAAAGACCCTGAGTTTAATGGAGACAATAGAATTTGCTGGAAACCAGAAAATGTATTTGAACTTCTAAGACCTCCAGTAGAGGAAAAAGAAAAGCCGAAACGTAGACCAAAAAAGGAAACTAAGAAACAAGAGATTAAAAAAACAGAAACCAAGAAACCAGAAGTTACAAAAGAAGAACCAAAGAAAAAAACGAAAAGTGTTTTCGGGTAGGTAAAAATGGATATAAAAATATTTGAATCTGCGGAAGAACTTCAAAACAATTGGAAACCTAAATTAGGTGATTTATATTATCTTAACCAAGAGTTATATATTGGAACTGATGGTTCGTTAACTGCTCAACAATATGATAACCAGCGTGTTTATTGTAATGAACTCACTCCTTATTTCACTAAGGGTTTTAATTTCGTGGATCAGAAATTTTTTGTGGAAGAAGAAGTTTTTTCACATTCTATTTTTATTCCTTCTCAGGAATATTTACAAGAAAAATTATTAAAAAAATTTCATTCAGATGAAGCGATATTATTTGCATTTGTGAAATTTTATTGCAATGGAAGTAAGATTAATTCATATCATTTCACAGAATTATGGTTATTATTTTACTATTATTATATATATAAACTTGGATGGGATGGAGAAGATTTTGTAAAAATTGAAATTGATAAATATGAGGAGAGGCTAGAATGAATAGGAGTATAAGAGAGTATATCCATGAGTATTTTTTAGACAGGGAAGAACTCCCTATAAAAGTAATAGACCGTGATACCGGAGATTGTAACTACTATGATATTGAATCAGGTACAGGAATATTGAGTAACAACTCTGTTGTTCTGTATCCAATAGGTCGTGATGATTCTGAAGGAACACCACTTTATCAAGCTGATATTGTTATTGTGAGTATTAAAACAAAATATGGCATAACATTTAGAGGTGGAGTCATAAGAACCGAAGGATTCTGGGCATCTGGAATCGATTATTTCGATGATTATGGTAGACTTACAGAGGAAGGAGATTTCTTGGACGAAGTATTTATAGCAGGGATTCGAAAGATTGGCGACTTATTAGAAGTAGAGAATAGGGAGGGATTCGATTGGCAAGCTTACTTATGATGATGGAAGCAGCTATCATAGGCCTCTTTCTTTTAGCAATAGGTTTTATATTATATAGAGACGAGAGTGATCGTGATATAAGAATGATTCAGTTTACTGTAACTCTCATCTTATTCTTTGTAATATTAATAGCAATAAAAATAGGTGCATATTAAATGAAAGCGAGAACGTTACAAGATTTATGGCCTCGAATGGTTAAACATATCATGAGAGAAGGAAGAGAAATAGTTGATCAAAGAGAATCAACGACAAAAGAAGTTTTGAATATGGTTTGGACAGTAGAAAAACCAGAAGCTTCTGTTATACCTGAAGGTTTTCCACTAGGTAGGGAGGCAGTTAATGCTTACAAAGACCAGTTACTTAATCCAGATAGACAAGGTTTTGTATATACTTATGGAAATCGTTTAAGAAATTATATGGCTTTTAGTCCATCAGATGCAGAAGAGAATGAAAAAAGATTCCAAAAGACACTTGAAAAGAAAAAGAAAGAATTTGAAGAACATCGCACTGGAAAAGCTGCAAGGTTAACAAAAAAACAATTAAAGAAAAGATTAAATAAAATTAAGTTGGATAAAAAAGAGTTAATTGATATCAAATTAGAAGGCACATATGCTTTCATTGATCAAATAAAAAGAATTATTCTTGAACTTAAAGAAGCCCCTACAAGTCGTAGAGCTATTGGGGTCACTTGGAGAATTCCAGAAGATCTTTTAACAGATGAAGTTCCATGTATGATATTAGTTGACTTTAAAATAAGAGATGAACAGCTCTTTACAACAGTAGTATTCCGTTCCAATGATATCTTCGGAGCTGCACCAGCAAACTTCGTCGCTATAAGGGAACTCAGTCGTTTCGTCGCTAACGAGCTTTCGATACCAATCGGTCCCATAACTGTTCAATCAATTTCTGCTCACATCTATGAAGGAAATTGGGACGAAGCAATGAGGATAAAATAATGTATATTAATCCACTTAATAATTTTTTCACAAATGAATTAACTAATAAAGAGGCTTGGTTATTGGGATGGATATATAGTGATGGACATTTAGATAAATATACATTAAGATTTAAATTGCAAGGAAGAGATGTAGATGTATTGGAAAAGTTTTGTAAAGTTTTTGGAGTCGAAAAAGAACCTAAATTTTATAAGAATAAATTTGTTGGGATAACATTTTCATCAATAAAAATGATGGATAATATCGAAAAATTTGGAGTTCCTCGTGGTAAAAAATCTGACATTGTTAAACCTTTAAAATTATCTGATGATCTTATGCCTCACTTCTGGAGAGGTGTTTGGGAGGGAGATGGAAGTATTAGTATTCATGAAGATAAAAGACGAACTTCACCTTATAGATTCAGGTTTAGAACTACATTAACAGGTAATATAAACACATGTAAAGGTTTTAAAAACCAAGTACTAAAAACAGATAATAAAATTATAAAGATGGTTTCTGGAGCGTCTCAGACTGCAAAAGAATCTACTCAATTAGAATTTTGGGCAAATCTTTATGATTATTTCTATGATGGATATACTTTACATGAAAATATTTACTTGAACCGAAAACATGACAAATTTTTAGAAATTTTTGATAAGATAGGAGATATTTATGAAAAAGACCGCAAAAATACCTGAAAAAATGGAATCGATAAGAGTACGAATAAGTGCCGACCCGCAAGTGAAATTCTCTTTTGGGTACTTCGATATATACCCAGATGTATACGCTGATGTATACCATTACGTATCAAAAAGAGAAAGAAGAGATTTAACGCTGCTCGCACAGCTGGCCATCGAAGAATTTGGATATATCGATACAATATGTGAGATTAAACAGACTGATTTTGTTCGTGTTCAAAGTGAACTGAATGAAAAATATGCAATAGAATGTAGAAATTTACAAGAAATAATTGTAAACCCAGAAGAGTTTATAAAGAATGCAATGGAGGAATAAAAATGGAAGAAACAGATAGTGATACAGTACAAAGAGTTGCAGTGGCAGCAGCGAAGAAGATGAAAGATTCACAGGCAAACCCAACTTATAGGGCTACTTGTTGTGGGGATACATCTTTTACAATCGATCATGAAGGTAAGATATATATTTGTACTCATTGTAATACACAATATAAATTAGATATCGACAGGTGGATAAAAGAATGATTGACGCATTGTCAACTTTCTTTCTCACTTTTTCTATTGCGATGGGATTGGTTTTAGCCGTATTTTTGGGCTTCATTTTAATAGGAATTGCAAATAAGCTTATGGCTTATTTAGAATCTCCAGTAGTTCAACCAGACCCAAGGGATTTTAATCTTAGTTTCCTAGCAGAGAAGGAGGAAGAAGGAGATGGATCCCGACCTTATCAAGACGAAACTGAAGAATTATGAAGCTCAAGGATGGCTTTGGTGTGGTTTAAGATCTTTGGATATGTGCGAAGGATGTGAGGAATGTGTGGATCAAACAGATGATAATGAAATATTGGAACCGACGAAAAATGCAACAAAGATCAAAGACATTGATGGAAGCATTACTGAAAGATTCAAAGAATAATGAGGGAAACCATGGATCAATTAAATAACGAGATAAGAGAATGTAAATTATGCGAGATATCTCAACAGACCCCAAAAAAAGTAATAGGAAAAGGTGTAGGTGATCCTAAATATCTTTTTATTGGTCTTAATCCTGGTAAAGAAGAAATGCAAGAAGGTATCCCATTTGTAGGGCCTTCTGGAAAACTTCTTGATAGATGGATAGAATATCTTGGTATTAAAGAAGATGAATATGCTGTTGTAAATTTAATAAAATGTTTTACAAACAACCAGTCAGAGTTGAACGGTGAGGAAGTAAAGAATTGTAAACCATTTTTAGAACAACAAATAGAATTTCTAAACCCACAATATTTTATTTTATTAGGTGCAATACCAGTAAAAACACTAATGGGGCTAAGGGAAATCACTAAAATAACAGGTAAAATCTTTACAAGAAATGATCAAATGAAACCATACCATCATTTTATTACTCTTGCACATCCATCATATTATGTGAGACAAGGTGGAAAAGGATGGGATGGGATGTTAGAACCTGTAAAACGATTCATTAATAATCCACAGGGAATAACAAAACCTTTTAATAAAAGGTGGGATGAAGTAACTCCAATTCAATCACTTGAAGTAGAAATAAAAGAAGTTGATGTGGATAAAAAGATAAAAGAAGTGGCTGCGAAGGTAGTAAAATATCCAAAAGAACAATCATATGTTCCTATTCATGTACACGATACTTTTTCAATTAAGGATTCGTGTGTACAAACAAAAGATTTAGCAAAGTACGCAAAAGAAATGGGATTCAAAGCTATTGGAGAAACAAACCATGGAAGTATATCAGGACTGTATGAATTCCAACAGAATTGTGATAAAGAAGGAATAAAGCCTATTCTAGGCGTGGAATTTTATGTTCACGATGAAAAATATGGTGATGATAAAGAAAAGAGATATCACATCGTAGCTCTTTGCAAGAATGAAATCGGATTGAAAAATTTATTTAAACTTGTGGATATTTCATACAGGGAAAAATTCTATCGAAAGCCAAGGATTGAGTTAAAAGATCTCTTTAAATATGGAGATGGCCTTGTAATTACAACAGCTTGTAGTAGTGGAATAGTAGCAATGCATTACTTAAATGGAGAACCAAATTTTGCTCAACAAGTTCTGTTAGATTTAAAATATAGATTTGAAGATGATTTATATGTTGAACTCCAACCTCATTTCGAATATAAAGATCAAAAGAAATTGAATCCTATGTTAATTGAACTTGCAAATAAGTATGACATAAAAACGATAATTACAACAGATGCCCATTATTTAAAAATGGAAGATGAAGAAATTCACAAAAGTTTGAAAGCTATCGCATATCATCAAAAATTCGAAGAAGCAGGTTTTGGGCTTTCTACCAACTATTTAATGAGTACAGAAGAAATAAAAAAATATTCTTTACTTACCAATATTGATAAGGATACTATTGAAAAATCTTTGCAGAATACAATTTCTATCTCAGATAGATGTAATGCTCGAATAGAAAAATATGAAAATGCATTACCTAAATTTACTATAACAGAGGATCAAGATGATCAAAAAGATTTGTAAACAATGTGGGAATGAATTCGAAACAATTCCTTCTCGGATTAGAAATGGTAGAGGGAAATATTGTTCAAGAAAATGTTTTCATGAATTTACAAGAAACAAAGAAATAAGGGTTTGTCAAAAATGCGGGAATGAATTTGAGGCACATCTTTCTGATATTAAAAGAGGAAGAGGAAAATTTTGTTCAAGAAAATGTTTTCATGAATCTAGAGAAAAGAAAATAAGGGTTTGTCAAAAATGCGGGAATGAATTTGAGGCACATCTTTCTGATATTAAAAGAGGAAGAGGAAAATTTTGTTCCAACAAATGTCGTGGGAAAGCAAGATCTGGTGAAAATCATCCACTTTGGAAAGGTGGAAAATCTTATGAACCTTATTGTATTCTTTTCAATGAAGAATTTAAAGAGCGTGTTCGTGAATTCTGGGAAAGAAAATGTGGAATATCTGGTAAAGATGAAAAAGATGAAGACAAAAAATTGTCAGTTCATCATGTAAATTACGATAAACAAAGTTGTTGTAATACAACCGTTCCATTATTTATACCATTAAGTCGTGAATATCATAATAAAACAAATTTTAACCGTGATTATTGGGAAGAAATGCTTACAAATTATATTATGATTTGGTTCAATGGCGAATGTTATGAGGTGAAAGAATGAGTGAATTTGATAAAAATGGAAAAGAAATAAAAGCGTTAGCTGATGAAATGGAAAAACAAAATAAGAAAACAGAAGAGAATTTAAAAGTTATAGGAACTTTTCTAGGAACAATAATTGGTCTTGCAATTGCAACACTTGTAGTATTTTATGCATTCCATTTAGGTTGGTACAAATCTTTTATTGCAGCTGCATTAATACTTATAATGATAAAAGTAAATAGTATAGCTCGAAAAGTAAGTGTGTTATATGAAAAAGTGTAGTTGTGGAGGAGAATACCTTCCTCTTAGGGAGGGGAATGAACTTCTCGGAAGGATTCCAGTTGAATTTAAATGTAATAAATGTGGGAAGATATGGGTCGAATATAGGAGGATAAAACGTGGATAGTTCAGAATATTTGAAACAGAGATGTCGTGAGAGGGCAGTAAAACTTAACCTTCCAGTTGAGTACGAAGATCGTTTTGATCGTGAATTTGAAGTTATTGAGGGAAAAGGATTTGTGGATTATTTTTTAATCCTCGCTGATATTGTGGACTGGGCAAAGAGTCAAAAGATAGAAATCGGGCCATCTAGGGGAAGTGCCGCTGGCTCTTTGGTCTCTTATTTACTTGGGATTACTCAGATTGATCCTATAAAATATAATCTATTATTTGAAAGGTTCCTTGATCCAAATAGAGATGCATTTCCAGATATTGATCTTGATTTTCAAAAATCAAGAAGAGGAGAGGTTCTTGAATACATAAAAGAAAAATATGGAGAAAACCATGTTTGTCAAATAGTAAATTTTGTTACATTTAAACCAAGACAGACTATTAAAGATGTATGTCGTATATTTGATGTACCTTTCCAAGATGTAAATAGGATGACGAATCTTTTATCTGACAAAGTGAAGACGCTTGAAGAGGCAATGGAAATTCCAGAGATAAATTCTTTTTTTAAAAAGAATCCTCAGATGAAAAGAATAGCTTTTGCACTTGAAGGAGGTATCCGTCAGCAGTCGGTTCATGCAGCTGGCATGGTCATTACTCCAGGAGAAATATCAGAATATATCTCTATAGTAAAGATTAAAGATTCCATTTGCTCTTGCTTTGATAAGAACGGTGTTGAAGACTTAGGTTTACTTAAACTTGATGCGTTGGGTTTAAGGACGTTAGATGTAATCGCAACAACAAAAGAATTAATAAGACAAGATCCTGCTCCGCATGGTGTAGGAAGAGGGATAGGAATAGATCTTCCTACTGAATTTGATGATCCAGAAGTATATAATGCAATGAAAGAAGATGGAAATCTTGGGTGTTTCCAAATAGAAACAAAAGGATTGTCAAAATTATTAAAAGATTTAGATGTCCAAGATTTTGAAACTTTATATCATGTAACAGCACTTTATCGACCTGGGCCTCTGAACTCTGGCCAGACTAAAGAATACATAAGGAGGAGTAAAGATGGGGATAGGTAAAGGAAATCATGGAAATCAAAAACAATATTATAATTATAATAGAAATTTCTTTGAAAAAATAGATAATCCAGTAAAAGCATATATTCTTGGTTTTATAGTAAGCGATGGCCACATTCGAAAAGATTCTAGTGGATATTATCTTATGTTTAGTATAAAAAAAGAAGATAAATATCTATTAGAATCGTTTTGCGTTGTTTTAGGAGCTTCGATTCATGCACAAAATTTAGTTAAACGAAAAAGTTCAAATGATGGAAGTTATTATTTACGATTTGCCTCAAAGAAACTTGTGTGTGATTTGTATTCATTGGGAGTTCCTATTAAAAATAAATCACTTAAAGCTGTTCCAATTGATTGTAAAAAATATAACCAAGATTTTTGGAGAGGAATGTTTGATGGAGATGGGTCAATAGGTAAAGCTAGTAAAAATCAGAAAACTCCTTCTTTGAGGATAACTTTAACAGGAACTCAAGAAGTTTGTGAAGGATTTGAAAAATATTTAGGATATAATGGTTATATGCAAAAACATAAAAATTGTTATCAATATCAAAAAACTGTTTCAAAATTAAAAGATATGGAAACAATTTATTCAAAAATTTATCTAAATTGTTCAATCCCATTTATCTATGAGAAAAAGGATAAATTTGTTGAAATAATAAAAGAGAGGGAAATTTATGAAAAAAATAATTGAACATCCTATTTATCAAAAATTAACAAAGGATACCAAAGGACTTGTTATTTTTCAAGAAACAATGATGCAGCTTTGTAATAAGCTTGCGGGAATTCCATTAGAAGAAGCATATCGAATTGTTAAATTAATTTCTAAATCAAAGAAAGAAGAATTAAAAGAATATAAAAAGAGATTTATCGAAGGTTCTATTTTGAATGGGGTAGAAAAAGAAGATGCTCTGAATATTTGGCAATCAATCGAGGAATCAGGTTCTTATGCGTTTAATAAAAGCCATGCTGTAGGATATTCAGCACTTTCATATCAAACAGCATGGTTGAAATACTATTATCCGAAGCAATTCCTAGTAGCGTTGATTCATCACCCAAAACCTCAGAAAGATGAAAAAGAAAAAATGGTTTCTCAAGCTATTCGTGAATTAAGAAAGAATGGTTTTGAAGTAAGGGCACCAAATATCAACAAATCTAAAAAAGATATCTATATCGCTGATGATGGAGAAATCTACATGGGCTTGTCGAGTGTTGCGGGGTGTGGAGATAAAGCTGCTGATGAGATTATTTCGAACCAACCCTATGAAAGCTTTGATGATTTCCTTGTAAAAGTTCAGAAAAGAAAAGTTAATATTAAGATTCGGAAAAATCTTATTCAAGCTGGAGCGTTCGATAAATTTGGTAGAAGAGATGAGCTTTATTATTCACTCAGTGATGAAACCTTTGAAGAATGGGATAAAGAAGAGATACTTAAAAGAGAGATGCTTGTTCTCGATTTACCTTCAAAAGAACCTTTGATTAACTATTATGAGAATAAATACCCTCATATAGAATTAACTGATATTGATCAGATTGATTTTTCAGACCCTATCGGTGAGGTTTGGATAAAAGGAATTATAACCAATTTTGTTACAAAGAAGGCATCGACTAAACTCGAAGAAGCAATAGACGTATTAAAAGAAATGGTCTACTTTGACATCGACGATGGAACAATGAAGGTCAATTGTTTCATGTCTCCTGAAATGTTTGATTTATATAAGCCTTTGATTGGAGATGGAGAAGCTGTTATTTTGAAAGCTCATACCTTCGGGCAGAAAGTTTATATAGATGGAGTGTTAAACTTAACAAAAGAAAACAATAGTTCACTCGAAAAATATTCGATTGATCGACGACAGAAAGAGGTCGACGATATGCATAGAAAACCAAGGTGGTCTATCAATGCAGTCCAGTCCATTACATATCATGTTTCAAAGAATGGGAAAAGATATGGACGAATAACCTATGATGACGGCAATTTTGGACTATGTTTTAATATGAAAGTAGAAGATATACAACCAGGAGAAATTATTTGTTGGACAACAAGTAAAAATCCATTTATTAATATTGTAAAGAGGGTGAAATAATGGAATTACATATAATATATAAAGACGATGAAGCAGAACAACCACAATTAGTAATGGAAGGAAATAAAGTGAAGGAAATTATAATCAAAGCTCCGTTCATTTTTGAAATGCCATCAGAAAGAATAGAAGATTATGATGACGAAGAAGGCAGATCTCTAACTACCTATGTTTCAGGAACCAAGTTATGTAAAAAATGTAATGTCGAAAGACATAGAGATGAGTATCATCCACATCGAACGAATAAAGATGGAACTCAAGGTTATTGTATAGGATGTATGCTTAAAATAAGAAGAACATATAATAGAAAGAAAGCAGCAGAGAAAAAAGGAGAGGCTCAAAAATGAGACTCTCCAAATCTGCTATTTTAAAATATCTTAATTGTCCAGCTGATTTCAAATATGATTATATCTTAGATTTCAGACATCAAAGAGAAGCACCTGGCGAGGATTCTCCCTTAACAATTGGGACTAACATACATCAGATTTTTGAGGATTTTTATAAGAGCCCACTCCTTGAAACATTAGAAGAGCCTTATTATGAAAACATATTAGAGATATTATATACCCTTAAAAATGCACAAAAATATGAAAATCATATGGAGAATTTTGCTGAATTCAATACTCACCAAATCAAAACGAAAGGAATTGGCAGATGGTTGCCCTTAGATTTAGAAATGGAAGTGTTTGATAAAGAGTTAAGATTTTTGGGATATATTGATAGAGTTGATTTAGAAGAAACCGGATTGAGGGTTATAGATTATAAATCATCTAAAAAAGATAAGCCAGTTAAACATTATCTACTTGAACTCGCTCTATATGCATTAGTATATGAGAGGTTAACAGGAAACAAAGTCTATGATGCTGGTATTTATTTCAGCAATACAGGAAAATTAAGAACAACACCAATCACAGAAGAGGATAAAGAAAAAGCAATGCAAACTATCTTTAATGTAAGAGAAGCTATTAAAATGAAACATTTTCCACCAAAGTCTAATTACTTTTGTAGATTTTGTGACAATCAAAATATTTGCACTACTGATATTGAGGCGAGTTTTTGATTTCTAGAATTTGTCAAAATCCAGATTGTGGAAAAGAATTTAAAACAATTCCTTCTCGAATCAAAACAGGAAAAGGAAAATATTGTTCGAAACAATGTGGAGGCTTGATGAAAAGAATACGGATAAAAAGAATTTGTCAAAATTGTGGAGATAAATTTGAGGTAGTGCCTTCAAGAATCAAAAAGGGTGGAGGGAAATTTTGCTCAAAACAATGTTATAGTTTAGCTCAGAAAAAAAAAGTAAAAAGAATATGTAAAAAATGTGGGGAAGAATTTGAAGTGAAATTTTCAGTGGTTAAAAAAGGACAAGGAAATTTTTGTTCAATATCTTGTGGATTATCTGGTGAAAATAGTAGTTTTTGGAAAGGTGGGATTTCATATGAACCTTATTGTGTTCTTTTTAATAGAGGGTTTAAAGAACGTGTTCGTGAATTTTGGGGAAGAAAATGTGGAATATCGGGAATTACTGAAAAAGAAAATGGACGAAAATTAGATGTTCACCATGTAAATTATGATAAACAAAGTTGTTGTAACACAAATATCCCTTTATTCATTCCTCTTTCAAAAAAATACCATAAAAAAACAAATGGTAATCGTAACTATTGGGAAGAAATGTTAACTAATTATATTATGATTTGGTTTAATGGAGAATGTTATCTGCCAAAGGAGGATTTAAAATGAATTATTTTCAGATTGGTTTGCCGCAACGAAAAGCAATCCCTTTGAATCCAAGAGGAATTAAATTTGCCAAATCAATCATTAAGCGTTTAAATGGAGTTACAAATCTCTATCGCACAATTTATAATTTTAGTGATAGTTATATAAATTGGAGGGTGGCTATTATAGATAAATTATTTTTTGATTTTGATGTTGATGAAGAAGGCAAAGAAGGCAAAGAACTCGAACATGCCCGAAAAATGCATGAGTATCTACTCGAAAGGAACTTAAAACATACGATCTTTTTCAGTGGACGAGGGTTTCATATTTACCTCTTCACAAAAGAAACACATGTGTCAGAGTTGCAGAATCCAATAGTCGCGGTGAAGAATGCACACCGAGAAATAGTTAAGCTTGCAGATGTCGAAGTTGATCCAGTAACCACAGACCTTATGAGAATAAGTAGGATACAAAATACAGTTAATATCAAAAGTGGATTATTCTGTATCCCATTAACTGGTGATGAATTATATCGTTCAAAAGGAGAAATAATGCACATGGCGAGAAACCAGAGAAATGTTGAGCAAGATTTAAGCGGAAATCTTTTAAGCTTAGAGGAATATGACAGGGAAGCAGGATTATATGAATTTGCAGAGACTGAACCAATACCAATAGAGAATGAATTCTTAGAGAAAATGCTTCCAAGTTGTGTATTAAATTTATTATCAAAAGGAGATTGTGTTCGTGATGAAAGATATTTAATTATCACAGCAATGAGAGACAACTTAGTTTCCAGAGAAGACGTTCGAAAGACGCTAAAAACTTATCTTACTGAAAAAAAATACAAACACTGTGTCTTTGAAGAAGATCAAGTAAACTATTTATATGATAATGAACATCTTTTGTTTAAGAATTGTGAAACGATTCAACAAGATGGATTTTGTGTCGAGAATTGCAATGAAAAATTTGTTTATTTATAGGAGGAAAAGACATGAATAAAATTCATCTTGATTCAAGAGAACCAGAAGATGTTCAAGAAGATTGTAAAAAAACTTTCGGAGAAGAAAATGTTGTAGTTGAATTTATGCTTATAGGAGATTTAATATTTCCAAAAGAAAATTTATGCATTGAAAGAAAACGAATAGGAGATGCTGTTGGAAGTATAATGGATCAAAGAATATTTAGGCAAGCCGTAAATATGACAGAGAATTTCCAAACTTGTGTTATAATAATTATTGGTTCATGGAAAGAAATACAAAAAAGTAGATATATAAAATTTAGTGAGAAACAGTTTCTTGGAGCTTGTGCTTCATTGATGACTAAATATAATATGAAAGTCTTTTGGGTAGAAAACAATCGTCAATTTTGGTTAACATGTAAATATCTTACAGAAAAATGTAATGGAGATCCAATTGAATTAGAAACGATCGAACGAGTAAAGTTCAGTGGAGATAAGCATTTCGATATGTTAAGAATTTTAGTCGGCCCTAAAAAAGCACATCTTATTTTAGCAGAACATAAATTTAAAGACTTAGTTAAACTTACTAAGAAAGATTTGCAACAGATTAAAGGAATTGGGCCAGGAACAGCAGCAAGAGTAAAGGAGTGGTTATAATGGAAAAACAAGAATTTTTAGAATATGAAAGTTTTAATTCTGATGGAAAATTTACTCATATAATATCAATTAGAAAGTTCAAAAGCCCTGCTATGAATAGTTTTTGGGAACAAATAACTTTTATGAATAGGAAATCAGGATGTCGTATGGCAATTGATAAAAATGGAGTAATAACATTCGATGGGAAATTTTATATTAAAGTTGATGAATATTTCTATGATGTTGATAGAACAGTAATCGAGAAACATGTCTTTATTGAGGAAGATAAATATGATGATAGATTAATATTAAGTGGCCATAAAGGTCTTGTTGGTTTCAATTGCTCTTTAATAAAATCTATTGTTATAGAGAGTACGGAGAATTTTGAATGAAATTTAAACCAACGAAAGAAAAACTTATAGAGTGGAAAGATGCTGGATTAAGCTTCGCTGAGATGGGTCAAATCTGCGATTATTCTAAGTCTTCGATCAATCGCTTTTTTCACGAATATAAACTCGAACCACCGAAAACAGGGCGAAAGAAGGGATTCAAAGTGTCAGAGGAGACTCGACGAAAGATGAGCGAAGTGGTTGAATAATGTATGAAATAAATATGGAATATAAAAATGTTCATATTTATGGAGAATATGACCATGAAGTAGTTCTTTCTTTCGATGAGATAGAAAAACTCTGCCATAAAATGAAAGAAATAAAAAAGTCATGTACTGCTACATCAAAAGCTGGTTGTAAAGAAGATTGTGACAATGAGCTTTGTAGCATACATATTTTTAAAAATAAACCTATAATAGAGTGATAAAATGGACGAATTATATGTAACAAATTTTTTAATGACCTATTTTACAGGTGTAACTGAAGTAAATTTCTTTGATTTTGCAAATCAAAGGCATGTATTAGTTCATTTCTTAGATGAAACATCTTGGGATGCAAATTTAACAAAAGAAAAAATGCAAGTTCTTGCTCCAATATTTTTACTTGATAAAGAGAATCTTGATATGATGGCAAATCGAGATAAGGTGGAAACTATCATGTTCTTTACAGCTAGTAGAGGAGCAATAGATCAGTTTATGCAGGAATATACAGAAGAAAATAGACCAAAATATACAGCGGAAGATGTCAAGAAAATAAAAGAGGAAGAACATGAATGAATATATTAAACTAAACAGAGATAAATTATTAGGACTTATCGATGAATATGATAATAATAACGCTAATGCTGTTCTAACACCAGGACAATTAGAGTATACTGCATTTGAATATCTAGGAAAAAAATTAGCTGAAACAATGCTATCTCCAGAATGTTTGGAAGCATATAAAAATGGATTAATATATCTTCACGATTTATCACAATATCCATTTAAAGGACTTAATTGTATTACAATAGACCCAAGACATGTTCTTGGTAAGGGGATAAACTGTTATGGTGATAACAACATTGGGGTAGTTGGTGGACCAGCTAAACATCTTGATACAGCAATGCATCATTTAGGGCAAGCAATGGGATTATCAAGTGTATATCAATCTGGTGGTGTTGCATTAGCTTCATTAAACACATTTATCGCTCCATATTGTGTTGATGTTGAAGATGATGAAATTAAACAAGTGATTCAAAGCTTTGTATATTCAATGAATGAAGCCTTTAAAAATCGTGGAAGTCAAAGTTTATTCAGTAGTGTCAATTTTGATCTTGCTATGCCAAATTTTTTACTTGAATCACCAGCTATGGGGCCAGGAGGAGAATATAATGGTGTTTATGGTGACTATAAAAAAGAAGCCATACATTTTGTAAAATTATGGAATGAAGTAGTAATTAAAGGTGACTATTATGGTAAACCAATATTTTTCCCCAATACCATTTATAATATTGATAATACAGATTTAGATAATTGGGATGATATATTTGATTATTCAGCAAAATATAGTTTACCTTATTTTAGCAGTGCTAAGAATCATAACGCCAATTACGTGTCTACTATGGGATGCCGTACTTCTCTGCCTTCTAATTGGACAGGCGACCCTAACCAAGATTGTATGAGTACAGGGAACGCTGTATACACAACTTTAAATTTACCAATGATTGCACTTAATTCGACAAATATAGAAGAGTTCTATCAAAATTTGCAAAAATATTGTGATATAATTCATGATTATACGATCGAAAGATTAGAACATATTAAGTATATTTGGAATAAAGATATAGCTACATTCTATACACAAGAATTCGAGGGTCAACCATTTTATAATTTAGATAACGCAACATTAGTGATAGGATTTGTAGGGCTAAGTGAAACATGTGAAATATTAACCGGTTCATCTATAGTAAACAATACAGAAGTGGGCATAGAGATACTTTCTGCATTAAATTATATAGTAAATAAATATAAAGAAGAAGATGAATTACGATGGGGAATATTTGCAACCCCAGCAGAATCGGCAGCAAGTAAGTTGGCGGAAAAAACAGTAATGAAATATGGATTTAAAAAATCACGAGCAAAAGGAACTTATGATAGCCCATACTATACAAATTCATCCCATGTACCTGTTGATGCAGATATTGATATAATAAAACGAATCAAAATCGAGGGACAATTACAAGAACTTACAAGTGCAGGAAATATAATGAATATATATTTGGGAGAAGCCTATAGTGTACCATCAAGTTTGAAGAGTTTATGTAAAAAAATATATGATAATGGTAATGCATTCTTTTGGGCTTTTACAGGAGAATATAGTATCTGTGACAGTTGTGATACAACCTTCAAGGGTAATGTTAATAGATGCCCTTTGGATGATGGAGAAACAACTGTATTTTCACGCGTTACTGGATATATGACAGCAACTAAGACTTGGAATAAAGGAAAATTAGCAGAATTTGAAGAGCGTAAAAGGTATTAAAATGATAGACTTAACAAAATACGGTATGAATGAAATAAGAGAAATGAAGTGCATCGTCGTTCCATCGTGTAGTCGATGCGGCTTTTTCGATGCTACTTCGGAGAGTTGTGGATGCACAAACCAATTTATTGCCGATACAGATTGTCCTTATCCAACGGTAGATGATACTATTATACTATTAGGAGGAATGGTTGAAATGACTAGGAAAGAAGAATTAGAAGTGGAAATAAATGAATTGATTAAAGAAGAAACTGAAACGAATGTAAATCCAAAGATAGATATATTAATAGATGAATATCATGAAATTTTAATGGCAGAAATGAAAGAGAAGTTTGGGGATAGATAGGTGGGTTTAATTTATAAAGCTGAAAATCTTGTTAATGGAAAATGTTATATAGGACAGACTAATCGTAGTTTAAAAAAAAGAATAAAAGGACATTACCATGATAGAAAATATGGTACTTATCCGTTTATGAATGCTTTGAATAAATATAATAAAAAGGATTTCAAATGGGAAATTCTTGAAAATAATATTCAAGGACAATCCCATTTAAATATTTTAGAAAAATTTTGGATACTTCATTTAGATACCAAAAGTCCCAATGGTTATAATCTACAAAATGGCGGTTATAATTTTAAATGTCATGAATCTACTCGAAAGAAAATGAGTAAATCGAGTATGGGAGATAAAAATCCTATGTTTGGCAAAAGAGGGAAAGATTCTCCACATTTTGGGAATAAACATACCAATGAAACTAAAAATAGAATGAGAGAACTAAGCCAAGGGAAATATCCTGGAGCTTCTTATAACAAAAAACATAATCCAGAATATAGATGTTGGCTTTCTAGAATTCGTTATAATGGAAGTAGACGATCTTTAGGAGTTTATGAAGATCCAATTTCTGCTTCTTTGGTTTATAAGTTGGTATTAGAAGAAATTATTAAATTAGGAGGGATTTAAAATTACAAATGATGAATGGTGTACGCCTTTAGATTTTTTCAATGGTGTAAATAAATCTTTTGGCTTTACTTTTGATGTTTGTGCTTCGAAGAAGAATCATCTTCTTGATAAATATTGGACTATAAATGATAATGCCTTAGATAAAAATTGGGATCAAGATGAAAATTATTATATGAACCCTCCTTATTCCAAAGGTATTAAAGACTTTATGAAGAAAGTACATGAGGAATCATTGAATGGTTGTAATTGTGTCGCTCTAATTCCTGCAAATACAGAAACAAGATATTTCCAAAAATATTGCTTAGATAGAAAAGCAGTTGATTCGATTTACTTTGTCGATGGAAGATTAAAATTTACAATAGATCGAGTGTCTCAAGGTTCACCAAGATTTGCTTCGGTTCTTGTTTTTTTTGATAGTTCTTATGATTGGAAGCCCATTGACTGGTTTAAATGCGATCGAACGTTTAATAAGGTGACTGAGATTTGAAAACTTGTACAAAATGTGGTGAAACGAAACCTGAAAATGAATTTTATTTTAATAAAAAAGGAAATTATTATGGAGAATGTAAAAAATGTTATATTAAAAAAACAAAGAAATATCATTTGAAAAATCCACAAAAAAGA